AGCTGGAGCAGCACTAGGTGCATCAACTATGGCAAGAAGTTATGTGAATAGAAATCAACAATTTTTTAATGAATCACCTTATGCAAAAGGTTCAGCCATGCAAGCATCTTCAACTCAAGCTTACGGTGACATGGTTCTCGGCATGCACAATAGCAGAAGGGGTTAAGTATGGACCCGGATCAGAATGAGCTTGGAGGAAATGAAGATATTCCTTTAGCATTTAGAATGCTAGAAAATGTCCCAGGTTTTGCTGCTGCCTTCGGATTTGCTCAAAACAGAGGCTCTAACACCTTAATGCGTGGTGGATTCAGGGATAACAGCAGGATGCGGACCAGGAAAACTTGGTGGTTTTACTAGCCAAGGAGTTCTTCAGGGCCCTAGCAGTAATGCGTTCTATGGATCAAAAAGTGCTAGAGCCAGAAAACTTGCAGCTACAGGCGTAGACACTAAGATGCCTTTAATTAAAGGATTTAGAGCAAACCACATAACCGCTAGACCAGCAGCTTTGGGTAGGTATAATTCTTTGGCAATGTTTAATGCTGCAGAAAAAACTGGATTTTATTCTCCCTTTCAAATGGCAGCTAATATGGGAGGAAAACAAGTTGCAAAAAATAGTGCATTTAGAACAGCAGTATATGGATCTGATGCAGCACTAGCTGCCGATACGCAGGTATTTCAGCGTGGCATGATTTCAATGATTACTGCTGGCAGAAAAATGGATTCAATTGAAAGAAGGGCTATTGGTGGTTCATCAAGAGCTTCTAAGAAATTGATGACTGCACAAGAACAAGTTCGAAGATTAGCTTTAATGAACAATCCCAGTATGGCAACCGCTGGTGTAACGGGAGTTTTAGCTCCAGGTAAAATAGCTCAAAAGTCACTCTTAGGTCAGCAAATAGGAGTTGGTGGATCTAACTTTGTTGCAACTTCACAGGGACTTACTGGAAACTTGATGGCTTCTGCGGGAGCAACTCAAGGATCTCGTTTTGTTCAAGGCTACTTTAGAGGTGCATTAGGAAATGCTGGTGCTGGTGGACTTATGGACGAGGCACTAACAGGAGCCAATAGGGCAGTTAGCCATCTTGGCATGGCTCTTGATAGAACCGGAAAAGCTGGACTAGGAATAGATGACGCAGGAAGATTGACTGGAAGATTTGCAAGTACATATGAAGGAAAAGCTGCTCAAGCTTTAGAAAAAGGTGTATTTAAAACTTTAGGACTTCAAAGAACCCTTGCTGCCGCAGGCACAAAGAAGGGCGCTATGGTTCTTGGTGCCAGAACAGCTGCAATGGCAATTCCTGGATTAAACTTATTAGCTACAGCTTCACTAGTTTATGATCTTGGAAAAATGGGTGGAGAAGTTGTTAAAAGTGGCATCAACTTAGCAAAAGATGCTGTAAAATCTATGAAGGGTTCTATTGACAAACCAATGTTTGGAATGGGATACAAGGATAACGAAGTGGCAGCAACATCAAGGGCTCGAGGAGTAGCAGCAATACAGAACTCAAGACTCAATGCCAGATCAGCATTAGGGTCAGAAGGTGCAATGATGGCATCTCATTTTGGATAAACAATTATGACAATTGCAGAAAAAACTATTAAATTTAGAAAAATGATGGAAAAGCTTCCTAGAGAAGATCTTTTGGAGATCCTTAAAGCTCAAGACCCAGAAATCATTAAGCAAGTTAATAGAATTGAATGGGTTTTTCAAAACAAATTACAACACCTTAACTGGAAAGATGGAAGTCCAGTTATGGGTAGAGATGTAACTAATTATGAATTATCATTATTAGTAGATGAACCTTTTGAGCTAGATAGAGAATTACTTGAAGTTGGAATTTCCGCAGAGCAACAAAGGCAGATTCATCTAGCAAAAGATCCATGTACTTGGGGTAGACATTTTCTTGGTGCTGAAACTAGAGTGTATCAAACTTTAATATTGAGAGACCCTTCTCTTAGAAAAGTGTTAAGAGCTGGTCGTCGCTTAGGAAAAACTTATAGCATGGCTCTGTACCTTCTTCATTATAGCTATACGAGCAAAGATGGAAGATGCTTGGTTATTGCCCCAATGAAATCTCACGTAGAATTAATCTATCAAGAGATATTAAGATTAGCTTCTAAGAATGAATTGGTAACTAACTCTATATCTAGAAAAGTTACTTCCCCTCAGTTTATGATTCAGTTTTCCAATGGATCAACTATTAGATTCTTTACCTCGGGCATGCGCTCGGGAGGTAAGTCAGACGTTGCTCGTGGTCAGGAAGCTCATGTGATCGTTTTAGACGAAATGGACTACATGCATGCAGATGACCTAGACGCCCTCTATGCAATGCTCCAGAAGACCGCTGAAGACCAACCAGACAAGGTTCTAATAGGTGCATCAACCCCAACTGGTAGACGAGAACGTTTTTGGGAATGGTGTTTATCTAATGATAGATTTAAAGAGTTTTGGTTCCCCTCCTACTGTAATCCTTTCTTCGCCAAAGAGCAAGAAGAAGAATTCAGAGAACAGTATTCAGAAGGTGCATATCGACATGAAATTGAAGCCGACTGGGGCGAAGATGGCGAAGGCGTTTACCCTAGGAAATATATAGATAAAGCTTTTCTTGATCCAGGCTGGAAATATTATCCGGAAATTACTTCAGCTAGAAGTTTTTTTACAATTGGTGTTGACTGGGATAAATATGGCGCAGGCACAAACATAGTTGTACTTGAAACCTGCAATGAACTATATGAAGAAGAGCGTTTTAGAAATAAAACCAGAATGTGTTACAGGGAAGAAATACCTAAATCTGAATTTACATTAACTAAAGGTGTCAATAGAATTGTGGAATTGAACGAACTTCTTCAACCTAAACATATTTATGTTGACCGTGGTTTTGGTGAGGTTCAAGTAGAACTACTTCACAAGTATGGGATGGAGAATCCTAAGTCTCAATTAAGAGAAAGAGTTAAGGGTATTAGCTTTGGGGAAACTATCGAAGTAAGAGATCCGTATACGAAACTTCCTATTAAAAAAGAAATTAAACCATACATGGTTGATAACTTAAGGCAATACCTGGAAAAAGAAGTTATATTATTTCCAATAGAAGATGAAGAAATGTACATGCAATTGATTTCCTATATAGTAATTAGGACCACATCTTCTGGTCGACCAGTTTTTGAAGCTGGCGGTTCAGCAGTGGATCACGCACACGATGCACTAATGCTAGCGTTGCTAGCTATAACCCAGAACTATGGCGAGTTTCATAAGATGAATTTTGCGCAAAACACTCAATCATTTTCCAATACTTTCTTTATGCCTAAAATGGGACTAGACGATATAGCAGATGTAGATAAAAACTCAGCTGATGTTTCTCCAGTTAAAAATAGAACTTCAGAAATAAATGCAAATCCTGGCATGAGGACTAAAAGATCAGCCAAAAAAATTGCAAGAAAGATGTTTTAATAATGTCAATTAATAGATCACAAGAGTTGCAAAGCGGAGATAGTTCCGTATTTAATGACTACAAAGTCACAGAGGGTTCAAGTAACTCGACAAGTCAAGACGCGTATGCTAGAAGACAGGATCAAGGATTTAACGATCTAGAAAACTATAATTCTTACTCGTGGACCAAGCCTTATACAATTCCTCTTCAAGCTGTAAAGAATAGAATGGGAATAGTTGTTCAAGATATTACCCAGTTGCTATCGACCTATGAGCAAAATCTAAAAAATGTATATTTAAATCCATATTTAGATCCAGGTTTAGAAGATTCTCATTTTCACATATGGGATGAATTAAACACAAATAATAAAGCTCTAATAGAAGAATATTTTCCTCCTTCAGTAGTAACCGATACTGGAGAAGAAGGAGTTGCGTACATTGGTGGAAGCCAGTATTTTGATGAGACTACTGGGCAATATATAGAAGCCCCAGATCTAGAGAATCATTTATCAAATGCTATCTACCCAGAGTACGTTTCATTTTCCGAATATCTTTATGCGGAAAAACATGGATGCAGAGGCTGTAGAAAATTTGTAAAAGACTACGACAGATTAATGTCTCATTCGGTTTTTGTTCATTTATTTGATTTTAGATATTTTTTAAAATTATTATTGCATGAAGCAAACTATATTAAGAATTCTTTAACTTACGATTTTGGAGATATTTATGAAGATGAATCACAGCAGCAAGCAGCCTCATTCTACTTTTCATGGGCAGAGATGGCAGCGCACTATACGAAAGTCATTGCCGACCAACTCGCGCAAGGACAAGATTATCTCTCAAGTTCCGAAGTGGATTATGTATCAAAAAAACAAGCCGCTCAATTCCAAGCTTTTTTCTCGATTCGAGTAGCATCCTACACTGAAGGTGTAGACAACGTGCTTTTTTCTTTAAAGAAAGAATTAATGGACAACAGTCAAGTTTTTTACGAAAGATATGTAAGCCCTTCGTTAAAGTTTAAATCAAACGTTTCAGCCCCATTGGAATTAGACATACAAACAACCAATCTAAGAAGTGAAGCTCCAGTATTGGCAGAAGAGATTATTACTGCAGTAAATGCTTTCAAGGGGAACTTTGGCTCCATACTTTCCGATATGATACAAAGAAGGTCTAATCTTAGAAGTAAGTTTGATAGATTAATTAATTTAAATTTACAAAGAAAAAAGTATATTAGTTATATAGATCAACTGTCTGCAAAAGCTAGCACAAGACCTAGAATATTAATTGAAGTAAAAGAAGATAATACATCAAGTATATTTGATAGAGTAATTATAGATGAGAACAGAAACCAAACCCTAAAGTCAAGCCATGGTCTGTTAGATGATCTATCAGAAGACAGCCATCCTCAATACTTGATGAGATCTGGTGGAGCTATATTTGGCAATATAGAAGTTGCCGATAGAGTAACTATAGACGGAGTAGACTTGAGTGCTCACGCGCACACGGGACAAGATGGCTCTATGCGAATAAGATCTACGGATATTGATTATGATTCTCCTAGAGAAGAGACTGATTTATTTGGAGAAAGTACAGTTGGCGAAATGCAAGTTACTGTTAGTGCTTTTGTTCCGGACATAAGAACTGGCGGAATGCCGGTAGTTGATGTAGTCTTAGATATTGAAATTCCAGATGAAATAGCTGGCATATATGAATATGAAATTGTGTATATAGAGATTTAATATGAGTTGGTTCCAATACGTAAAAAGCACTAATTCTGGAGTAGTCATATCTACTTCAGATTTGAGTTTAAGAATAAGCACAATAACAAACGATCCAGCTACACTTCAGTATGCCGCGCCCCCCTTGAGAAGAAGAGTCTTAATAGACGATTTGGAAGAAGACATTGAAGCCGGTGAAGTTGTATATGTTGACCTAGGTACTAAGTCTGTAAATAAATATTATAATGAAACTTTAGGGGTTGAGACAACCCAAGATTCATATATTGTAGTTTATGAAGACAGTGAATCTGATGTCGCTGGAACAGTTGTTCGAAGTAAGGCCATTGATAGTGCGACTTCTGGCAACAGTTTAGTTTATTTTCAAGCCGCAGAAAAACATGCAAAAAACACAAAAAGCTCTATGTCTTATTCTATTTATTATGGAACAGACTACCTTAAGTACTTACAGCAATTTATTACTTTAGATGATAAAATTGTTTATAAAATGGTAGATAATCCTGAAGATGTAATATATGTACAAGGTGCTTTTTTTGACTTAGACGTTGCTAGTTTTTCATCCTATACATACTCAGCTACTAGTTCTTCTACTAAGAGCTATCAATTAGCTTTATACAATAATGGAACTGATTGGGAAAATAACTATTCATTGACCCCAGGAGCTAAAGCTTTTGGAATTTTTGATGGTCCAGGTTTTTCTGTTCACGGAGAACTTGGCCCTAGCTCTGGTAAGTTCAGGATAAGAATATTATCTTTATATGACGATAACTCTATATCAAAAAATGTTATTTTAGACTGGACAGAAGTAGACTGCTATAATTCTATGTTATTGGAATCTGAAATTTTATATCAAAATTCTAATTTAGAATATAAAAAATATATATTTGAAATTGAAACTTTAACAGATAAAAATATAATGTCTCAGTCTAATTCTGTTAAAATAGACAAATATATGTTTTCTCCTAATTATAAATTAATTTATGAAAAAGAAGAATTTAATCCAGATTTATCTTTTATTACAGTAGGGGGAATACGATAATGGCCATTATAAAAAGAACCGTACAAGATTTAAAGCCACGGAAAAAATTACCTAGTAACAGTAAGAGCTAAAGACCCAGAACTAAATATAGTATCTGACTATGTAGATACTATCCAATTTAGAGTTCCTCAAGACAGTACAATCCCGACTGCCATAGGCAATCTTGAACTATATGCATCTTTCCAAACCGTTATGTTTGTTTTTGATAATTCTGAAGATTTAGACATAGCTACATATGAATATAGACTTTATACAGAAGATCAAGTAGAAGCAGATCCATCTAATCCAGGATATTATAGATTAGATGGAAACGTAAGTATTAATTCTGGAACAATAACACCTTACCGTCAAGGCTTTAATCTAGCTAATGTATTTACGGTATCTGTAGAAAATAGTACGACAACCTCTACAACCTCTACAACTTCTGCAGTTTCCTACTATGGGGCAATTAGGGGTATAGACACATCTACCAACGCCGGTCCATGGACCTTAATCAAAAAGACTAGCACAGATACTCCATTAATCGATGAAGAGTTTATTGGCAGCTTGACCGCAGCAAAAATTACCACTGGAACAATTGGTGCAGCTGAAATAACATTAAATGGTGCTAACTCTATAATAAAATCTTCTAACTATTCAGCAGGATTGCTTGGTTGGAAAATAACAGGTCTCGGGGATGCAGAATTTAATGAGCTAACCGTTAGAACTGCATTAGACATAGGTGGATCAGA